CTCAACGAGTCCGAGCATAACCTCAAATCCTGCCATAATGGCACGTCCGTCGACAAGAGTTGTATCTTGAACGACCATTGGTTGTGGTCCATTACCTGCTTCTCCAGGATAAGTGAACACATTATAAGGTGCCTGATCATTGTCTCCTTCAATGTTATTAAGGACTTCATCAACGGTTGTACCGTAATCGAAGACGTTGACAAGTGGATCGTCACTCAAAGTTGATGGCACCAGAGGTGAGCCATCTTGAACAGTAGCTCGTGATTCTGCGTATGACTTAATCAGACCTATGTTTGTCCATGCTCCTGCGCTTCCAGAGTGATCGCCGAGCATCCATGCTCCGAATTCATCTGCACTTGTAGTCCCGTCTGGTGAGACGTAACGACTGTAAGTCCATTCTCCTACGGAGTACGAGTTTCCTCCATTGTCTTTTGGAGTCAACAACGTATGCGTAGTTTGTCCACTATGCATGTAGACTTTAAAATCCGCCCATGTTCCCTGGACACTCGGAAGATTTGCGTGCATTGCTTCACGATTCATCTTCTGCCATGTCTGGAAACCTCGCTTCCAAGCTTGACGTGAAACCCACGACAGCGGGATAACCGAGGCACTAATACGCCCAGCTTCAGCAGCATCTGGCATATTAGGCGTGTTCGATGAAACCACCGTGATTTTCTTAATATGATAAACACGGCCAGATCTCATCAAACGTCTGTTGACAACCGATAAATCTCGAGCGAGGTCAACATAGTGCGACGTCTCTGTATTAGCCGACGAACTGTTATTCAGCTCATACCGAAGGTATCGAACTGCTGTGTCATTAGACTTCTTGGATGATTTGCGTTTGGTCGCCATATCATCCGCTGTAATTCCATACTATAAAAATGTATAGATATAGTCCCCTCTTGCTAAAGCAATTCACCGCCACACCCGATTCATAAGCTGCTACGGACGGGTTGTTCAGCCATCACTTCGCATCTTCTTTGCCTTCTACCGGCAACTGGAGTCTAAAGTTTTTACGCACGGTTGTGCGACAAAACGCCTGATTTAATAGGCAATGCTTCGGGCCGGCAAGGGCCCTCATCATATCGTCGCTGCCGCTCCTCTCCGGGTCACCGTCGGTTGTTAACTCGACGATCAGCCCGATAAAATGGTCCAAACCGCCTCAAGACGTTCAGGGGGGTCTTAGCCCCCCCCTTCACTTCTCGGCTGTTCTACCTCGCTACGCTCGGCGGTAGATTCAATCCGATGATGTAGTGCTGAGAAGACACCTGTAGGGGGTGCCTGGTACTTGCTCACAACAACCTCTGATACAATATACAACCGTACCTAAGAGGTAGAGTTGGACGTGCGACGTGGTAACGTCTTTCTCTCTTCGAGCTCGACAACATTTTCTGCGACATTTAATTGTCGTTCTGTTTCGATTCGTACATCTGGCTTCTATTGAATCCATCCGATCACCGTCATTGCTTGACGGGTTCTACCGCCCTTGCATAAAGTGCAATTGGCTCGTGACCGTACAAAAAGAATCCTTTTGTGATAACAACGAGGACACTCGTATATCTTCGTAATCATGCGACTTCCTCAGTCCCACACTTGGGGCATACCCACAATTCTGTCCACGTGTCTGGAGACACTTCTACCGGCCATGCGTCTTCTCTGAAATCCATTTCATAATTACACTTCAGACACGTCTTCATTGCAATTCACCTGGCCCTTTACCTTTCATGTAACAATGGAAACAGCAACCGTGTTCAACAAGCGACGTTGCTGTCAAATGTTCCTCGTTACAATGTATGCATGTGATCCACATCCCTACCATTCGTCATTCCTCCTCATATTCACGCACGACGACATATTGTGCGCCGTCATTCGTTCCAAAGATTTTGTCTATGGTAGCCGCCTTCCAGGTCCAACTACCATTTTTCTTATATCGCCAGTATAGCTTCATTGGTCATCGACCTCTTCATCTATCCAGTCTTCCAACAAAGTGTATACGCATCCTTCCCTCCAACAATGATGTTGTTGTATCGGTCCACTCATCGTTAAATGAAAATACTCAGCCAAGTCTTGACTAACCATTTCTGCTATACATTCGTCGGGTATTAGGTCTGTCCATGTCGGGTTTCCGTCCATGACACTCCTATGTATACACCGTATATAACGGTATTGTATACATCAACACATGCCGGAGCCATAAGTTATCACTTGATCTAAAAGACCAAGTTGATGTGCGACAAGTGTACCAATTAGGTACTCAAGTCGTCGTTCCACGATGTGTGACAAAAGCGAAGCTGCTTTGGTTGCATCTACTGCGGACTCCACTACTGCGGTACTTTCTGGCATAGCCATCAAATCACGTCCGCCCTGATGCCTCGGTATGGGCCTGGGGCCAATTCCACGAGGACCGAATAAGTATCGTTCACAACTGGGCTCTTTACTTCGAACTCAACGAGTCCGAGCATAACCTCAAATCCTGCCATAATGGCACGTCCGTCGACAAGAGTTGTATCTTGAACGACCATTGGTTGTGGTCCATTACCTGCTTCTCCAGGATAAGTGAACACATT